ATTGACCAAACCTGTTAAATTAGCCCTATTTAAGAGGTACATAAAAGAAAGCTTATAAGATGTACAATTTGGAGGCGCATAAGTGATTGATTCTCTTATCACTTCCCGCCGAGTTTCGAATGAAAAGGATAGAATAATGACAAAACAACTTACTGTACAACCAAAGAATCGACCAATGTCTGTGCAATTCAGAAGAGGTGGTCGAAGAAGTATAAAGAAACTACGTGATCTTTCATGGGACCCGATCACTGAGCTTGTGAATAACTATAGACGTGTAGAAGCTGAGATACTCCGCCAAGAGGCCATTCGAGACGGTAAAGTCGTTGAGATGACCGCCAATGGAAAAATCAGGTCTTATTATGCTCCTACACATCATGCATTGTACGACAAATTGATCAAAATAGGTGAAGCATTGTTGCGATATGGGTATGGTAGAGTTCCTGAGATTGAGAAAGAATCTGAGAAACCTGCTCAACCGTTCGTGGTGAATCTCACACAACAAGGTGACACGTTTGTCATCAATGACATTGAGGAGGATGAAGATTTTGAAGAAGAAGATGATTAAACCGTATACGACCGAAGCCACGGGGAGTGGGCAGCTATGTGTTATTTGTGGTGAACCGATGGGTGAGCATTTGAACGGCGCATGCGTCAAGAAACAAAAACATTATAAGAATTCAGGACTCACCACTTGTTATTGTTGTGGTGTTAAACTCAATGAAGATGGATGCCACGACAAGGTGACACGTTGTCCCGCCAGTATCTATGAGTCAGAACATGTGGTGAGTAAAACAGGCACGTTGAAGGAGCCAGTAAATGTCGGTGAACCTACACGAAGGGCAAACTGAAGTTTTCAAAGATCTCTTCATAGATAAGCTTCATCGTTATTTGGTGGTGAATTGTAGTCGCGGCTGGGGTAAGTCTTTTATGGCTGCTCTGGCCGCTATAACGGCGGTGTTTGAGCTGTTGGAGTTGCATCATAAGGTGCCACACAAGTTTGTATATGTGATTGCACCCACCTATGACCAAGTCGTTGATATTTATTATCCCTTGATCAACTACGAATTGGGCATGGAGCGGTATGCTTTAAAGTCTTCCAAAGATCAAGGTCGTTTTCTGTTCGGTAAAGGTGTGGAGCTCAGGCTGATCTCTTACGAATCGGTCGAGAGGATGCGTGGTAAAGGTGCATACTTTATCGTGTGGGATGAGGTGTCTTCATGTAAAAAGGGCATCAAACCCAAGGCCGCATGGCAGGGCGTCATCCAACCTTGTCTCACGACTCGATGGTCACCCAAGAGAGCCGCCATGTTCGGTGCACGTTCTCCGGGCAGGGCATTGATCATTGGCACCCCGAAGGGTTATAACTTCTTTGCCGAGATGCTCAATTATCCTGAGACAAACCCTATGTGGAACTCGTATCACTATGATTATACAAAGTCACCATTACTTGACCCCGTCGAAATCGAGGCACTGAAAGATGAATTGGACCCGGTTGAGTTTGCGTCTGAGTATATGGCATCCATCGAAGATTCTGGTAAGAGCATATTCTATTGCTTCAAAAGAAAGACCCACGTAAAGAGTGACCTTGAAGACTTCTATCCTCCGGTTTACAGAGACACCATCGACAACTTGTCAGGTGAAGTCACGACTGAATTGGTGGAGAAAGGTGAAGATGTGCATGTGTGTATCGACTTCAACGTAAGTCTTCAATGCACAGGGGTGTTCGCACTTAGAGGTAAGCAAATGCAGTTCTTGGATGAGTTTAAAGGACATCCTGACACTGAGACACTCGCAAAAGTCATAGCCACAAAATATAAAGACCATAAGATATTTGCATACCCAGATCCTTCGGGACGGTCACGAAAGACTTCGGCACCCGTGGGTGTCACGGACTTCTCAATCTTGGAATCATATGGCATAATCTGTTTGGCACATTCCAAGGCACCACCGATAATCGACTCAGTTGCGGCCGTGAACAGGAAATTGATGAACGCAAATGGATTGGTGGATATGTATGTACATCCTCGTTGTAAAGGTCTTGCCATGTCACTCGAAAGAACAAAGTGGGTGGACAACAATTCAGATACGGCGACGATAGATAAGACGGAGAACCTCGAGCATTACTCAGATGGTGTGAGGTATGCCACGGAGTTCTTATTTCCAATTAAAGCTTCTCGTAAAAGAGTGGCAAAAGGTTTTGGATTCTAATATGGAGATTGAACAACGACTGACTTACGACTCAAAGAGAACGGGAATATTATCTAAAAGCAGAGGTACCGTGGTGGAAGGTGCATGGTATGAACTGACCATAGGGATAGGTAACGATCATACGGCCAGGCTTCTGATAGATGGCGATGCTCTAACAACAATAAAACAGGATGCGGTGATATTTTGAAAAAGAAAGGGAAACTCATATGTGCATGCTCTTCGGCTCGCGAAGACACGTGCGTACGCTGGAGAAACGTTGACGAGATTTACTTCAGTAAAGGATGGCCCAAGACATGGCCGAAATAGTATTCGACACAAACTTGGCGATTGAGCCTTCCACCGCATATATGGCCACCGTCGCCGCCAGGAACATAGTGACGCTTGAATCCACGGGATTGGTCGGTACGGAAGAGATTACTCTATATAAGAAGGCAAGAGACTTATATGAGCCTCTTTGGGTCGACGGCGAGCAGAAGAAATTCACGAGCACCAACAACGTGATACAGATCACGGGTCCGGCTCAGGTATTTTTCAAGAAACTGACAACCACAAACTCCGTGGAGTTACGAAAATTATCAATATTTAATATATAGGTGATCTTATGCTATCGGGTATGATGAGATCACCGTTCGGAAACCCTTTCAAAATAAGTTTAAATCTACCCAACAGTTTCGGGGTGTTCTTTGGTGCTGAACCATTGGCGCTGATCACCTCCAGAAAGGCGTACCTCAAAATTGCCTCCGGAGTGATGGTCGTTCCAAATCCAGGCACTTCCTTTTCATTGGATGGTGAGACTTGGTCGGTGGTATCCACGGCTTGGGGAAATGCTAAGTTTATCCAGGTGAGAGGTTTATCCAATGGCACAGAAGGTGAGTCCGTAACTATCGGGGTGACCATAGACGGTACAGCTTATCCATTCATCATATGGACGACTACCACTCCCGAAAGCGCAGATTGGGTGGGTAACGAAGATTGGGTCGGCAATGAAGATTGGAACACAGGCGCAGCACCGCCACCTCCCACAACTGAAGGTTGGGTATGGTCGGATGATGAGGACATGGTATGGTCAGATGAAACTAATTTAGAGAGTGGATCATGAACAGTAAAATTGCAATTTTGGTGCTGCTCAGCTCAGTAAGTTGGGCTTCAGCTGCACAAGTAAACTTAAACACATTGACAGACACAACTTACGTGGCGCCGACCAACACGATTCAGCATGACGATGTCAGGTTGACGATGGAGGCCAATGCCGCGAAGCAACAAGCGATGAACAGCGAGCTCTATGCCGCGATAGTGAGAAGCGGAGTGGATTTCTATTCCATGGCCAGTATTGATGCCATGTTGACGTCTGACGCCTTGGTCACCAAGCTTCTCAATAAGAATTTGACGGTGAACAGTATGAGCGTGCCACCCAATTTTTATGGTGCACAATTTATGACGTTCGGCGCAGATCAGGATTTAGGGACCGGCTTGGTCGGGATCGGTGCGCAGAGAGATAATAGTAACAATTTAATTTTTCAATTACCTAAGACTGATCCTCTTGAGGGTCAAGTGATGACGTGGGGCAATCCGGTCAATGAAACCCTATCGGACAATCAATTGCATAGGGTATCTAAGGGGATTTGGTCCACGGCGGGCACAGGTACGGGTTCCAGCTATTTGGTGAGCATGCTTGATTGGCCAGCTTCATTGACGTTGACGGAATTTGGTTACATATCCAACTTGAGAAGCGATGCGCAAGCCCAACTCGATGTGCTGACCGTAGGTAGCTTGGTGTTTGATCCAGTACCAACATCTCGAAATTCTCCACATGTGTCGGGGATTTCCGTCAGTGATGACAGACTATATGTATATAAGGACGGTTGGAAATGGACGCCGTTGACGGATGATCTGCCGAACGCCGGACCCGTATTGTTGTCCGTATTGATATCTGGCTCCACCTCGCAGACGGCTCGTTACAACTTCAGTGAGAACGTGACGGCTTCAACCACTGACGCGTTGTGCAGTAACTTCAACGTCTCGAGCAGCACATCGGGCGCACTCTCACAATCATATGCGAGCGGTAACAATAGTACTTCAGTATTTTGTAACATAACTCAACCTGTGTACTCCGGTGACACATTCGATGTGGCATCTTACACGCAGGGTACGGTGAGATCAGTCGCCACAACTGAACTTATGCAGAACATATCTAACTTTATTTCTCTGTTGGATAACCAATCCACCGAAACCGCTCCCTCAGGAGCCACTTTCACGGATACATTTTCGAGAGCCGACGGTGAGATCGGCGCCAATTATGACATAATAAGTAATACCCCTCTCGTGAGCGCAAGTGCTTTGACGGGCGGCGCAACCACCGGTATATGGTATGAAGCTAGTGTGAAGAGTTCCGTTTTCGACTTCGCAACAAACCAGGAGGCGTCCATCGTATTTAGGTCGCTGACTTCCAATTCCAAGGTGCAGGTAATCGTCAACGCCACGGGTAATAATTATTATTTCGGAAACTACTACGACAGCATACAACGATACGCAGTCTGTAAAGTTTCCGGCGGCTCGACCGGAAATTGTGATCTACAGTACAGTGGACCAACCTTGGTGAACGGCGATGTGCTCACACTCAAATCAGTGAATGGTGTGGTGACCCTTTACAGAAACGGAGAGCAACGTGCGCAGCTTGATGACTCCGCGGGTCCGTACACCGGTGGTCAACCTGGTCTCGGTATATACAGACAGTCTCCAGGTAATGCGATCATCGATGACTTCGAGGCAAATGATTTATGAGAAAATATATAGTATTACTGATATTGCTGAGTTGTGGAAGTGTCGAAGCAGGTGTCACGGATTGCACCAATTTTGTGACGTTGGGTGACAGTATAACCAAAGCTTCCATCCACGACGATATAACGGCCGACGGTGTGGGTTACCAACCGATTTTGGCAGGACTGCTTACCACGGCTTGGGGGCACCCCGTCACGATACAGAACAATGGCGTCAGTGGAGAGACTTCGGCCGTGGGCTTGTCGAGAACAACCACGGTCATAAACAACAACCCATCCGCCGGTTGCTTTTTGGTGATGTACGGCACGAACGATGCATTCACTCCAGTGCCGAGCGGTATCGGTTTGTTTATCGGTGACCCTGGTTATTCAGGTTCATTCAAGAGTAACATGCAGCAAATAGTTGATAAGATCAAGACTGCGGGTAAGTATCCGTTTCTTGCTTACGTGCCGAAAGCTTTCGCGCCACGCGAATTTTTAAACCCAGATTTATCGGAGTATAATGAGGTCATCTATGAGCTTGTGTCAGAAAATAGCATCTCCGTGGCGCCTCCGAATTTCTATACTTGGTTCGAAGCACATCCAGAAGAAATGGATGATGATTTACACCCTAATGGTCTGGGTTATATTTCGATGGCCAACTTATGGTATTCAGCTTTCATGGCTTTACCGAGTCAAGTGAATTCTTCAATATTCTGTACAATAATGGGTACGGTGAAATGAATTGTGAAAATTGTAAAAATAATCTCGAATTAGTTGACAACCTCGGCGGTAAAATTTGTCTCGGCGACATCGTGATAAATGGTCTGAGAGATCTCACGGGAAAGGTCGTCTTTAAAAATCATGCCATACGAATAGATGGCCCATACAACAAATACCACTCATCTATACTTATAGGTGATGGTGGTGGAACAAAACACATAACGGTCTCCAGAAAAGGCTGTGAGGAGTGACAATGTCTATTTCCAAAACATTTACTGCGGCGGGAGAAGCCGTGGACGATGGTGCAACTTTGGGTGAAACCGCAATAGTTGTGTACGAGGGTGATTTTCAAGGAGATGTTTGGATCGAATTAAAAGCACCTAATAGCGTTGGGTACGTTAAGGTTCAAGAAACTCAGTCGAATAAACCCAAAGTATTTACATTAAATAATCCTGACACATCTTTACTGTATAGATTTGCGGGGCGGGTCGTGAAAGGCAGCTTGGCTGCGTATATGGGACCATGATAGCTTCGCAGGTATGGTCGCCCGTGAGTCCGCTGGTGGCCAGTATAGATGCATATAAAAGGAATATTGTCGCACAAATACAGTATTGGTTAAATTGTACCACCACCGATGGTACGATTTACCTGCGCCTGATCAGTGCCGGAACTCAATATATGGTGACGTTCATCGGTTCCAATGGGGCTGAGTATGAAGCATTGACCACGACCCTCGGTGCGACGGTAGACTTGGTCGCGCAAGGTTTAACATCTCCATATCGCGTGAGATTTCCACTCAACATGGGTGCCGATCAAGAAGCGACCAGTTTATACATACACAACAATGGTCTGACGGGTAAGATTCCGAAATTTACCGACATACATATTGCAACGTTCTTTGCGTATGGTAACAATTTCAACGGTTGGGACGGTGGGCCTATTCCCGCCACAATAGGTACGATAAGGCTGGAAAACAATTTACTCCCACAAGCAACCATAGATGCTTTGCTGCAAGGAGTCGTGGACGGCGGTAAGATCGCAGGAACAAGAGTATTGAATCTCGGTGGGTCAGGTAATTCATATCCAAGTCCCGCCGGAATGACTAATGTGGACATTTTAATAAATACCATGGGCTGGTCTGTCGCAATAAATGATCCGCCTGCGGAAGAAACAGTTTGGCAATGGTCAGACGATACAAATATGGAATGGTCCGATGGGGCAATTCTGGAGAGTGGAGCGTGAAAAAACTATTAGCAATTTTAATTCTTATATGTACCGTCAGTTTAGCTTCAGCGTCGAGCTGGAAAGATAAAGTGGGAATAACTGAAGCCACCACACCTGACGGTACAGAATTTGTACCTTTACAAAAAACGGTAGCCACGGTGACCACCGATCATTGGCTGGCTCTCGACACCGTGAAAGCTTGGTTGACCACCCTCACGTACGTATGGACAGGTGATCATTCTTGGTCCGGTACGACCACATTCACTGGCACGGTAAATTTACCCGCTGTCACGGTATTGCCCGCGATACGAGGCGACATCAACCTATCCACCACGGCTTTGGCCGCCAACACGTGCAGGACAGAAACGGACACAGCCACGGGCGCGGAGGTCGGTGATCGTATCATAGGAAATCCTTCCGTGAGTCCGAAAGCACTGGTGGGCTATGGAGCACTGGCCACTGATGGTATGGTGATTTATTCTTACACGACGACTGACACCATAAATTTTGATGTGTGTAATAAGTCTGACGCATCGATAACTCCGTCGGCACTGAATATAACTTGGATGATCATAAAATGATAAAATATATTATACTTTTAATATCATTGATTTTTCCAAGCACGAGTTGGTGTTTCGGTAATTTTAATGTGGGAATGTTGGGAGGCTTCCATCAAGGCGGTGACCCTCCGGTCGGTGGTCCTTTCTCGCTGAGTGACCCTGATCTGAAAGCCCTGTGGTACTTCGACGGAAATATCTCTGACGAGATGGGTCTCAACAATTTAAATGTTACCGGCGCACTCACTTACAACGATACTGTGAAGGTGCAGGGAACATATAGCTCATATGCTTCGTCATCTGGAAAGTACTATTACATAGATGATGTAAATTTAAATGGTATAGATTTCTCAGGTGATTTCAGCGCCGGTACATTCTTCCATAGCACATCCGATAGTTCAGACCAAAAGATATTTGGAAAATTTAAGGCAATCGACGGTAGTAGGGAATTTGAGATTTTTAGGGAATCGTCAGATGACTCAATTGGTATCACAGTCAGTGGTGACGGCACTTCAACGCAAAGAGCAGATTTAAACGCAGGAGCAAATACTTGGCCGATAAACACATTTTTATCTTTAATCGTCACCCATGACGCGGCGAGCCACATACTTCGGCTTTATAAGGACGGCGTTGAGGTCACCACCGGTAATCTCCCATACACATTGCCGTGGGTACCATATGTTGATGGTAATTCACCTTTATATATTCACGGCAATGGAGCTGATTCCACCCGACCCGGAGTGGGTTACCAAGATGAAACATTTTTCATCGGCAGAGTGATAACGCCCACCGAAGTATCAAACATTTATACCTATGGATTTGGAGCTGGAAGATGAAGAAATTAATCATATTATTATGTACGCTATTTACCACAAATGCATATTCATATACGGCGAGCACGTACATAACCGACATTTCATTCAACATGGCGAGTGTCATTAATGCGGCGCCGGGAAGCGACAACTGGCCAATCACAGAGGACTCTGGCGGTGTACAGTGGACCACTTGGGGCGACGGTTATGGCTTTCAAATGTCAGCTTCCAAAGCTTCCATAGGTGTGTCGAAGGTGATCGGTGATAAGTCGTCATACACCGGGACTGACACTTGGTGGTCCGGTTTAGATTATGCCGGTTGGGACGGAAAGAGTAAAGGTATTCTGGCGGTCGGTACAGATATTTATCTTTGGAGATCAGGGACAGGCTCGGACGTGAGTGGATTCGCGTTGGAACAGCTTTATAAGTCAACCGACGCAGGTGTCACATTCAACGAAGTAGGTGGAGCCACTCCCGTGAAATGGGTACCGACCGACTTCACTCCAGAATCTCCACGATTCTCAAATTGTGCATTCGTTCAGTTTGGTGGTGGTTATGCCGCTGACCATGTACCTGACGCTGTTGAAGGCTATGTGTATATCTCTTGCTTTGAAGTCCAGCAACCCACAGTTTGGAACGTGCAAACTCCTGGACAAGTCACCATGATGCGCGTACCGACGACAATGCTCGAAGTCAAGGATTTGTATGAATGGTATTCCGGCCCCGGACCTACCTGGTCAAGTGATAAAGCTGACAGAGTACCGATCTGGGAAGATGCAGTCAATGGTGTGATGCGGATTTCGGAAACATATTTGGTGGGAATCGATAGGTATATTCTCGTTGGCCAACAAGTGAGCAAAGATACCGCGTCCGATGCGCATATCGGAGTCTACGAATCTGAAAACCCTTGGGGTCCTTGGAAAACGGTTCTGTTCGAGAATGCCAAAACTGTGGGTATCGCAGAGACTGCGGCCACCAAGACTGTATTTTGGGGTATTTCAACCAAATGGTCATCAGGCACAGACTTCACCATGGTCGGGACATTACCGGGACAGGATGAATGGGGTAGTGTTGAGGGTACATTCACGATTTCTACTCCTCCGACCGCCAGTGTGAATTGGACCGAGACCGGCGTAATCAATTTTAATCAAGCAGGAACCACATATTTTAACCAATGACATAACGGGGTGATGATGAAGTTTAACAATAGCTCAATAATGGTTCAAGATGATTTTATCAAGTTACATAAACATGACATTCAAGGAACAGGACGAGTGGTGTTCGTCGTGCCTCCCCACGCAGGGAGACATGGAAATATAGCTCAAAATATGATCGATTCTTTGGCCACCGTCGGTTTGAGAGTTTATTGGTATGAACTTCTTCCCGCCAAGACAGGACATTTATCTGTGTATGATCTTGTGCAAAAATTAAAATTGTGTATTGAGTTGGCTCTGGATGACACCGGAGAGGCCGCCGTCGATCTTGTGGGTATTTGCCAAGGCGGATGGCTATCCACAATTTATACTTCATTACAACAAAATACCGTGGAGAGACTCGCATTGTTCGCTGCCCCGATCAATTTAAAGACGGGTGAAAAGAACAATATTGAAGACTACTGTAAAACAGCTTCAATACAGTATCATAGATTGATGGTGTCTCTCCACGGCGGTGTTCAACCGGGATATCTTCAGTGGCTGGCATTTGCGATGGCAAATCCAGTTCCGGTATTCTACGGTAAGTATGTGGATAAGTATAAACACATGCAGAATAACGATACTGCAGCTCTATTGAAATGGGAACGTGATGATCGTTGGTACAATCATCATATTTCGCTACATGGAGAGTGGTTCCTTGAAGCTTTGGAGCATCTTTTCATGAACAACGAGTTATATGAAGGTACATGGGACTTGGGTGATGGTATCATTCCTTCTCTGGGGGATATCACCTGTCCGGTGTCCGTTTACGCGGGTGCGGATGACGAGATAACACATCCTGAGCAGGCAAGAGGTATATTGGACAAAATTTCTTCAGATGAAAAACGATTCACCATATTTGAAAAATCTGGCCACACGGCCGTGTTCGTGAGGGGTGGTAATATAAAACAATTTATCTGTGATTTCTATGAAAATTAAATACCCACTCATAATCAAAATTAACATTTTACCATTTTTAAGGAAACTACTCAAGAGAGTAAAAGAGAGGATCAGATGATTATTACAGATGTTTGGCGGGCAATGAAATTGGGCGAAGAGATCGGGAATCCTCGAAAGTGGAAGAGAAGTCAGCAGACGGCCACAGCTTTGAGTGTACTCATTGGAATTGGCCTTAAGTATGCCATGCCTGACACGGTCATAGCGCCGGACATGTTGGAGATGGCAGGTAATCTAGTGTTGTTTGGAGCCATCCTATTAAACTACTTCGGAAATATAATCACCACAAGAAAGCTTGGGATACCTGAGAAATGATGCAAACAACGAAGATACTACATCAAGGCATATCTTTGGAGATACCTATATTTCTGAAAGATATATGGCCATATGAGCTGACTCTGAGACAATGGCCCTCATTCTGCGGCGTCGGTAGCGGATTGGGCGACAGGATCGTGCCTGACGCATTTTTCTTCGGAATGGCAATTCTTAAACCGGCATGCTTCATACATGATATATGCTGGTGTATTTGTCCAAACACGAAAGCTGGTTTTGACCAGTCAAACAAAATATTTAGGGACAATTTGATGTCACTCACGGATGCACAATTGATGTGGCCCTTCACAATTATGGCAAGACATCGTTGCGACGTATATTATGAGTTGGTGTCAACCGTCGGTAGGCTATACTTCTCAGCCAACAATAATAAAGACTGTGTCAACAAAAAATTAAAAAGGTTGGGAATATGGTAATTGATTTAGGAGTAAACCTGGCAAGTATCGTCAGCTGGGGTGTACTATTTGTTTCTGGAGTGAGCCTTGTTGCTTGGGTGAAGATGACTCTGGCAAAACATGAGCAAATTATATTTGATCAAAATGGAGAAGTGAGAATTGTGTCGTTTGCATCATTGGAACATGCACAAAGAGAACTCAGAGATTCACTCCAAAGCAATGAGAAATACCAGGATAAAGAAGTGGAGAGATTGGCAAAGGTCATTGAGAGTCTTGGTCAAAAAATTGATCAACTGTCTAAATGCGTAACAATACTTGCGGCCGGGGGAAACCCTGCCGACTGTTGAGATTAAGATGAAAGAAATAAAACTAACAAAAACTGTGGCTGAACCTAAATCTGTCAGAAAATTATTGAATGAAAAATCTTATATGCCTTCGAATTGGAACATAATCCCAAGTGGTGTGAACCAAGTAATCGCGACCAACATCGAAACCGGTGAAGTGATCGAAGGTACCGTCGCTGAGTTTAATGAAATAATCAGAGGTTAAAATGGCCATAACAAACGCTGCTCAAGCCGCCGTAAAAACTGTGGCAGATCCAAATGCTTCTTATGATTCGTTAAAATCGCTATGGGTTAAATGTAAGGCGGTATGTAGTGGGGAGCGCTTTGTGAAAGATTTGGATGTGATCGCAAATATCCATAATCTATTGATTCCATTCTCCCCTTCGATGACGCAAGACCAGTATAATCTGTACAAGGCAGAAGCTGAGTTGCCAGGCATAACTGCACAGTTTTCCAAGATGCTCATAGGTGGATTACTGCGGAAATCACCTTCATTGAAGCTCCCCGCGAGTGTACCTGAAGAGGCGCACGGCTGGATCATAAATGAATTTAGCCAAGACGATTCCACACTAATTTCATTCATGGATGATGCATTATGGGAGGAGATTCGTACAAGTCGCTGTTGGGTATATATCGACCACCCAGAAGTTCTAGACCCGGACATTTTGTCGACCGAAGAATTGGCCGAGCTTAAGCCTTTTCCGGTCATCTGGGATGCCGAATCAGTAATTAACTGGCATGTGGCAAAAGATAAGAATGGTAAAGATCTTCTCACGAAAGTGATAGTCAGAGGGTTCACGGAAGACTACACCAATAATGAGTTTCATCCAGAGCTTGTGGACACCGTGTGGGTTCATGAACTCTTGGATGGTTTATATCAAGTGAGAGTATTTAAGAAAGAAGCATCAGAAATGTCTGTACCGGTCATAGCCGGGGTGATTCAGCAAAACAATGAAAAAGCAACATTCAAATTGGTGAACACATTCGAAAATATAGAAGTCATGGGCGAGAGGCTCCGATTCATACCGGCGTGGCCTTTGAACGGTAGCATCAATCCTGTCACACCAGTTTTGTCGACGATCATTGATAAGGAAATAAGTCTATACAACAAAATCAGCCGACGTAACCATCTCTTATATGGTGCCGCCACATACACTCCATACATCGCGTCTGAAATGTCAGATGAAGCTTTTGAATCTATAGTGGAAGCAGGGCTTGGCTCTTGGCTTCACATAGGAAAGGAAGATAAAGCTGGAGTATTGTCCACGCCCACTGAAGCACTTGCGGATATGGATCGTGCGATAGCTTCAGGAATTGAAGAAATAGCAAAACTCGGAATACGGATGTTGTCTCCTGAAACTGAGCAATCCGGCGTGGCTCTACAGCTGCGTAATGCGGCACAGACGGCGCAATTGGGTACATTGAACAGTAAAATAAGTGCAACATTAAAACAGATAATTGCCTTCATGATCGGTTATCGATATGGTGTGGCAATCAAACCTCAAGAAATTGATTTCAGCTTGTCGGCCGATTTCAACCCGATGCCGTTGGGCGCCGATTGGTTACGGTTGGCCACAGAATGGTATGAGTCAGGTTACATTCCGAGGACTGTTTGGTTGCTGATCCTCAAACAAAACGACATAATCTCTCCAGACTATGACGATGAAGAAGGACAGAAAGAAATAAACAATGATGATTTATTGATTCCCAAAGGAAATGAGGATTATTTGGGAGATCTTCAAAAACAAACTAAGGTTTAATTAAATGAAAGTCAATGCTAATACTGAAATATATGATAAAAGCTTAGATAGAGCTGCAATGATAAGGCTTTACGAGAAACGCATGCATGGAAAGGTTTCAGTGGTCATTGATGGACATTCCCTGCGTATTTACGGTATCGTGGAAAATTCCAAAAAGATCGCCGCCGATTTGAAAGCTGAAATAAGAAAGACATTCCAAGAGATAAACCGAATTACTTCTGGTGCATTGATTAATTTCTCCAAGGACCAACTCTCTTTCACATTTCAGAACATAGATAATACAGTCGGAAAGATTTGGAGAACACAAAGGCCCACAAGGATGGTCGCCGAAGACATCGTACTGAAGCGACCTCTTTATGCCGAAAAGACACTTGAGCAAGGCTGGAGCAGCATCGGTGTGGGTGAACGTAAACGTATTGAAGCCTTGATTCGAAGAGGTATAGCGAATGGTGACACCCAAAGTGAGATAGCTTTAGCGGTCAGAAAGAGTAATGTGATGAAAATCACGAGGGCTCAGTCTGAAGCATTGGTGACCACGGCCACGACCTCAGTACATGCACAATCAGACCATGCCGTATTTATGACAAATGAAAAAGCGATCGCAGGTTGGCAGTATGTCGCGATACTTGACAACAGAACCACCGAAATATGTATTCACAGAGATGGTAAAGTATATCCGGTATCCGATAGCGAGCATTTACCACCGGCGCATTATAGGTGTAGATCTAAACCGATACCTGTATTCAAATCGTGGGAGGATATGTCAAAACTTGAAGGTGTGGCACATGTGAGACGAAGAAATCTTGCGAGCTTAACTCCCGATCAAGTGGCCTTTTACGATGGTGTTGGTCCTTTGAAAGAGTCATATAATGGCTGGCTGCTTCGACAACCAACTGAAGTGCAACTACGGCATCTTGGTGACTACCAGAAAGTTGAGCTGTTTCGAACCGGTGAGTTGGAGATAAGCCAATTCACAAACTCTGAAGGAAACTCGATTGGTTTGAGGGACTTGAAGAAATTGACCATGCCGGTGGTTCCATCAGACACACGTAAATTTGCCATTGCGAAGGAAAAACTCGATGCGATGAGGCTTGGTGTGAGCACGCCTGAGGACCTATTTCAAGATAAAGTCCTCACGAAAACTCTACGTGATTACTATCTTTTACAGGCCGGAGAACTTGATGGTCTGTTGTCCATAACAAATTTCAGAGGTACGCTGATTCACACCAAGCGTGCCACGAGAAAGAGAGTATTATTGTCCCCACCGAGAGAAGATCAGCTCAAATTTAATCCGATCACGGGCAGATACGAGGATGTACGTCGATATCAACCAAACCCTGAAGTGTATGCCAACAATTTGAGGTTGCTCAATGAGAGTAAAATACTGTTGGACAAGGACAAAGAATTTATAGCGAAGCTCAGTGAAGATCTTAAAGACTCCATGAGTATGAATGAGCGAGCCGTGATTCTTGACAACCTTAGGATTATATTCACGCGATATAGACGTAATCCTAAACCGTGGGTCAATTTCAAAGCGGTGGCTCAAGCTCAGATTAAGTACGATGTTATGAACGTATCTGATGCTTTGGAAACGCAAATTCGGAAAGACAGTGATATCCTTAAGAAATTGACGCAGAGTAATTATATTGATCCAATATTGGGTGCGACTCAGTTGGATGATCTTCATGACAATTTCATAGCAAACATTTTCGCCAAGAACAATTGGGAAGATACAGTGGCGCCTCAATTGGCAAGTGAGCTGAGAGGAATTCCCACGCCATTGGGTAGATTTCAAGATTTGGTGACTCCAGAGAAATTCAAAGAACTCAGAGGTGCCTTCGATCTGGTGATCATCAAAGAAAACCCATTGTTGTGGAAACGTCTCAACGAGCGCACGCTACAGCAATTTTACCTCAGAATGGCGCATCGACTTGGCCTGGCGGATACACCTGACCGTGATCAATTAGCGATAGCTTTGGGTAGAGATCTGTACAATCTTGGTGGTTTGAATGGTGACCGCTTTAAGTGGTATAAGCTTGGTTTGAATATCATCGAGGATAAACACTCCAGAAAATTTTTCGAAGTTGAAACATATGGTGTTCAGAAGAGAAGAATGAAAAGTAGACTGAGTGGGCAGTACTTCGGACCTTACTATGACACGCTCTCGTACAATATAAGAATCACTGATCCACGAATTCAAGAGTACGCCAAGCTGACCAGAAAGGTTGAGGTGGGTTTACGCGTCAATGTATTGGACAAGCGTAATAAGCTATACTTCAGAGAAGGCTATAAAACATATTTCACCGCGGATAACAGAAACACCAGAATACCTGTGACGTCCACATCCTCATTCAGTGATTTTCCGGAAGAATTTATAGATAAGAATTTGGTGGAAGCTTTAAATTGGGCCTCTTCGGCTGAATACAAGATTGATCCAGATTTTTATGATTTCACCAAAAGATTATTGTATTTCACCGACGATAGAGGACGAGCCGCTCATTTCAATGAGTTAAATGAGTATCGAAAATTTATGGCCGCGAGAGGTGACTTGTATGAGCGCTTCAAAGCAATGGAATGGCTTCGGGGTTCGGACCGTAAGTTCAGCAGCCAAGTATTTATAGATCACCGTGGACGTGTGTATGACAGAGGTTTGATAAGTCCACAAAGTGGTGAAACCTTTCGTCCATTTCTTAACACAGCAAAACCTGAGAAGTTCAGCAAAGATGGATATTTAAACTTACAAGATCAGATAGGTGCATTCTTGGGTGGGTTGGATGATTACTTCGAAGGTAACTTCAGCAGTCTGACGATCACAGGTAGACAAAAGATAGCAGCAAAATTCAGACCTCAGTTGATTGAGATTGGTAATTATATAAGAAGAAACAAACCCAACGACATCAGAGCTCTTCTTGAGCACCCATTGGTGACGCGTATTGAAGGCGAAGAACAAGGTAAATTCTTCAGATTGGCGTTAGAAACAGCGAAAATTGATGAGTTCCTCGAAGGTAAGTATACAATAAGGCACTTAGAACGCCTCAAAGATTACGAGATACACCTGGCACTTGAACAAGATGCATCATCGTCAGGGGCGCAGATCATCGCGTTGACCACCAAGAATAAACGGCTGGCCGAGATGAGTAATGTGGTGCCGACGCATCAGAAGAGAAGGCTAAATTTTGGCCTTGTAAAATTCCGTGAATTGCTGGAAACTCTCAATTAGAGACAATCAGCAGCCAAGCTTACCCAGGAATGGGTTTGAAGGTTCAACGACTAGGACATACCATCTAGACCAGATGATGAAGTCCGTAGAATGATAGTTCATTCGAAGCGCGGAAGTATCTCAATTGAGGTATATGATATAGTCTAGCCATGCATGGTGACATGCAGGAGTGTTCTGCCGAGCACATGGAGAAGCAAATGGAAACAATTCGAAGATACACGATACTTAGTAAGCACAGCAGGAAATGTAAAGAATAAGGATACAGGGAGAATCTTAGTAAGGAACACAGATATGGCTGGTTACCTTACAGTCTGCCTGTATGATCCTTTTGAGCGTACACAGAATGGTGGGCCTCACGCACTTAGAAAACAAACCATACATCAATCATAAAAATGGCGACAAAGCGGACCCTCGCGTAAGCAACCTAGAGTGGTGTACCGCGTCAGAGAACACACAACATGCGTATGACACCGGCCTGAAGAAGCGTGGTGAAGACTTCTGCTGTGCAAAACTAACAGATAGTGATGTTGAGGAGATAAAACTCAGATTCGTCAATGGTGACAGAGACGCTGCTATCTTAAAAGATTATGCAATTTCCGCTGCGTCAATCTCTCAAATACGAAAAGGTAGGTCATGGCGGCATATCAGGCCTGATCTAGTGTGGGAGACCAAGGCGAGAAAGAGCTCCTCCAGGAAATTATGCGCAGAAGATATTCCAGCAATACGATACCTCATTGCTAGAGGCGTGGGAGACACGGCGATTGCCAAGGAATACGGAGTAAACAGAGGTACAATCTTTCAGATACGAATCGGAAAGAATTGGACTAATTATTAACAACTCGGCAGAGTACCGGTAAGCCCTAACGAGGCTTATTGAATAGAGCGTTATGATGAGATAGCCTCCGCGACATACAACGATCCTGAGTTCACCAAATTGAACGAGAGATTAAACCTGACGGAGAAAGATTTACGCAAAGCAGCAAAGATGCAAAACATGGTGACCTTGTATGGCGCTGGCGAAAGAACCGGAATACTTAACGTGGAAGGTAAACTCGCCAAAGCGCTTGAGAAAGACGCAGATACATTGGTCGTGAGGGCTGTGGAGAGGGACGCGGTATTGAATGAGATTTCGGCAAGGATCGCAAGATATGAGAAATGGAATCCTGAGTTCGCCGATGAGCTCCGACAACTGAGAGTGGATGTGAAGGATGTTTTCAACAAAGGACAAGCACCCGGAGCGGACATCATAGAACAGCTGTATTTTCTGGACGACAGCACCAAACTTGTACTTGACAAACTGACCAAATCTTACACCAAAGTCGTGACTCCTGACGATTTCAAAAATATAGCCAAAATAATGAGTGCTCATATGGCTGAAGAGGTACCCATCCTCAAAACGTTTACCAGATTTCTGGGCAGACTGGCTCAAGATTACTTGACATACTCAAAACCGTCAAGAAGTGATTTTGACTGGATATCAATACTCAAAACAACACTGAGAGGTTCCAAGAAGAAAGGTTATGTACTACCTAACAGCGTAAGTACCGCTTTAGGTTTGAAACCCGGAGAGCCTGTGTCTGAAAAGTTGTTGAGCAGATTGGGAGTGTGGAAACCGGGCGGCACATTGGATGAGATAATCAATGGTGTGACGACACCAGATAAGCGAAGAATCGGTTCTAAATATTTCAAGTTTTCAGTGAAGATACCGGACATTAATATTAAGAAAGGCACATTCGGAAAGGAGGTTAAGTTATCTGAGATTGAGTTATTCACCGCAAATAAACTACCGAAAAGTTGGACAAATGTACCTTCGATAAATTTTGATGGAAAGATAATCGAACAGAATTTCACACAATTGTTCGAAGAGCGACTGGCATACAAGGATAAATTTGGCAATTGGACAAATAATATCGTCCAAGTTCCTCAGAAAACAGAGATGGATTGGTGGGATCAAGCGGTGAACAGCCAAGGTAAGATCAACGACATAGCCGATGCAACAAAAGCTCGAACGGCTTATGGCGTAAACAGTAACCACTCAAACGATGCCACAATAGTGAAGAATTTTCATCTTTGGGGTAAATCCAAGAAGATCATGACGAGCTCAATCCATGATGCATTTTTCGCCAATGCGCAGCACATGCTGGAAGCAAGAGAAGCACTGCGTGAGATATTCGCAAAGACACTTGAGAGTAATGTCATAAAGAAAACATTGGATGAGATGTTGGCGAGAGGTTTGCCGAAAGAGCTATACGAAGCTTACCTAAAGGAGGCAATCGAGACTGGCCTGATCCCTGTTCCCGGTGTGAGTATGATAGGTGGGAGGGTCATCACGGAAGACGATATTCTAAAGAAAATAGATATCTTGAAGAAACTACCCACAGACTTTAAAGAGGATCTTGGTTGGTATGGTGTAGGATGAAATGCGAAGGGTTGGTTATTATACACAGCCCTTCACACGAACCTGTTAAATTAACCCAAATTGCGCAGCATTGAGGGTACAAAGAATGTTTTACATTCAAGATAATTTAGTTGTTATCGTCTTTTCTTTAATAAAATTTATAAAAGAACAACAACTATACCTATGAAATAAAGAATGCCACCGACGTGGCAATTGCAATAAAATTTAAATTAAGTTTGGTGTCTATTTAATTGGGTGCCAATTAGTTATCAGGGCCGGAATTGTATTCCGATCTATAAACTTGAGTTGTACTCAAAAGGTAAGAACAAATGACGGAAGAAGAAAAACAAATTGAAGAGAAACGGATTGCGGATGAAGCAGAAGCAAAAAGAATTGCGGATGAAGCGGAAGAAGCTAGGATCGCCGGACTCACGGCGGAAGAACGTATCAAAGAGCAAATCCAAAAAGGTATTGACGAAGCCTTAAAACCAATCAAATCTAATTTGGACAATGCTTATGCAGCCAGAGATGCTGCCTTGAATAAAGCGGCAAAATTGGAACAAGAAAAACGAGAGCTTGAGCTGGCCAAACTCAAAGAAGAGGGAAAGCACAAAGAAGCCTACGAGCTCGAAGTTGCGGCACTTAAGGCAAGTGAAGCTGCACTCAAACAAAAGAACACTGAGTTAACACGTGATTCTGATTTACGAGCGGCCTTAGGCTCATTGGTGTTCAAAAATGAGCGTGCAACACAAATGGCCATCGCAGAGATTACTCCGCAACTTATCCAAAATGATCAAGGTGTTTGGATTCACAAATCCGGTGTCACCATCGGAGAGTACGTCACGAAATTTGGTAAAGATGAAAATAATTCATTTTTACTTAAACAAAAAGCTTCTTCAGGTGCAAATTTAGATAGAACTACAGGTGGCGCAGCAGCCTCTCAAAAGAAATCTATCTTTGATTATACACAAGAAGAGGTAATAATGATGATAGCAGAAGGTAAAGATCTGCATTAAGGAATTATAAATGAGTGTAACTAAAAGTGTACCTGGTGCAACTAATTATGTTCTCCAGGCCGCAATAAATGCATACGCTGACGAGGCATACACAAATGCCAAGAAGCTGTCAGGCACCGCGATCGTCGGTACCAATGACAAAAT